CCTGCTATTGCTAATGCTTCAACAGTCTTTTTATCTTCATCTTTTTTAATAAATTGCGGTCTTCCAGGTTCCATATTTCTTTTTTTATAAACGAAAAAAATTAAAAAAACCAGTAAATCAATAGAAATTAGTAGTTTTTAGGGTCTTTTATTAGTGTTTTAAGCGAAAAAAACTATGTTTCCATTTTGTTCTTCTAAAAAACCGCTATTTTGAAGGGTTTTTTATATAATAAAAATTAATAAAAAATAATAAAAACTATTTACTTTATATAATAAAGTCGTATAATACTTACATGTCAATAACAAAAAAAGGAGAAAAAATGTACGACGTAAATAAAAAACCTTTACAAAAAGGTAATAAAGTAAAAGTAGTTAAAGAAATCAAATATTGCGGTGGTCCAATTATTAAGGTTGGTACTATTGGTTATGTAGATGCTTTTACTACAGAAACAAACCCAGATGAAAAATCAATCCAAGTTAAATCAAAAGAAACAAAAAATGGATTTATTATATCTGGTTCTTACTTAGAAAAAATTGATCCAAATGATTTTGAAAACGATCTAGTGGATTTATTTCAAGATATAATTTACCAAACTGAATATATGACTGGTAGTTGGGGTGATAGTGCTATGTTATCACAAATGGCTAGAGAGGATAAAATCAGTCCTTGGTCTATTGAGGAAGAAGTAAGAAAATTCAAAGCCAAATATAATCTAACAAAAAAGGAGGGTTAATATGAAAAAAGAAGAGTTTATCAAAAATATAGCAGATCAAGTTTGGAATCAGATTGATGCTAAAGGTATAGATTTTATGCTTCCTTGGGTCAAACAAGGTATGCCATACAATCTTGCTAGACTAAAAACTAAAAACCCTCACTACTATGGAATCAATAATTGGGTTCTATGGTTTGAGCAATCTCAAAGAGGATACAAATCTAATGTTTGGGGTACTCTTAAGCAGATAAAAGATGCTGGTGGGGAGTTATTAGAAAAGCACAAAGAGTGGGGTTCAGCTACGCAAGTAATGTTATGGCAACCTTACCAAAAAGAAACAACTGCTAAAAGAAATTCAGCTAATTACAAAAAAGGTGATAAAAAAGTAGTTGATTCAGTATTTATGAAATTCTTTTGGGTTTATAATATGGATCAAACAACTTTGGCTGATAAATACAAAGGTGAAGTTGGCGAGGGTGCTGGTAATAAAAATAATGTTGAAAGCTATGTAGCTAATACAAAAGCTATTATAAATCATGGTGGCGACAGATGTTTTTATAGACCTGATGCTGATTATATCCAAATGGTTGAAAAGTCTCAATTTAATTCAACTAATAATTCTACTGCTACTCAAAACTATTATTCAGTTTTATTGCATGAATTAACTCATTGGACTGGTCATAAATCAAGAGTAAATAGAGATTTATCTGGTACTTTTGGTGATGATTCTTATGCTTTTGAGGAGTTAATCGCTGAAATGGGTGCGGCAGTACAATGTTGTATGCTTGGGGTTACTAGCAAACCAAAAAAAGAAAGTGCTCAATATATTGATAGTTGGAAGAATAAAATCAAAGAAGAGCCAGATACTATCATAAAAGTTATGAGTGCTGTAAATAAAGCTGTTTCTTACTTAGATAAATTACAAGAAGTCAAAGTAGCGGCATAAATAAGTCTTAAGAAAGGCACGATCTACTATAGGTTGTGCCTTTTTTTTATACCTTTTTTATCTATATATGGTATTATTTTTTTATGAATATACAAGAAATGGAAATAACAAAAATTATCCCATACATAAATAATCCAAGAAAAAACCTTAATATTGACAAAGTTGCATCAAGTATAAAAGAGTTTGGTTTTCAACAACCTATTGTTATTGATGAAGAAAATATAATTATAGTTGGTCATACAAGATTTGAAGCGGCAAAAAAATTAGGTTTAGAAAAAGTTCCAGTCACGATAGCAAAATTATCAAAGAATCAAGCTAAAGCATACAGAATAGCAGATAACAGATTAAATCAAGATGCTTCTTGGGATACAAAGTTGTTAAATTTAGAATTTAATGATTTAATTGGAGATAACTACAATCTTGATCATTTAGGTTTCACTAATGACGAATTAGATAATTTATTTTTAAAAGATGAAAAATCTTCAGGTGAAGAATTAAATCCAGATGATTTTCCTGATGAAGAAATATCAGATGTAAAGATGGTACAATTATTTTTTAATAAAGAAAATGATGAAAAGTTTAGACAAGCAATAGAGAAAATATACAAAAAACATAACATTGACAATATTTCAGATGCTGTGTTAAGAGCAGTATTAAATGAAACAGATAATATGCAAACAGATACTTGATGAAGCAAACCTCAAAGAGTTAGAGGGTAATTTTTTATCAGATAAATATATAAAATATCACATTACTGAAGATACAAAAATAGTAAATGAAAAAGGAGAACCAATTGCTGTTTTTAAAAAAAATGCTGTACATAAAGATATTTTAGATAAAGTAAGACCATCTTTTAGAAAATCAATAAGAATGTCTAATAACAGGGCGACTGCCGCTGGACCTTTACCAGATTTAAAAAGAGGTGATAAATTTGAAGGTCTTACTGTCGGTGTTGTTGAAAAAAATAGATTTTTTCCATTAGTAAATGGTAAGTTAAGTAAATCACCTAAAGGTAGAGCAGTAGCCAGTAGTATAATTGGTTTTAGTGATAGATATCCAAGAATACCTTATTGTCGTAGAACAATTTTTACGCAAAAAAATTGGCTACATTATAATAATTGTTTGCCTTACATAAAAGAGGTAGATAATTTTTTTAAAAAATATTTGCCTGAAAGATATAAAATACAAAAGAAAATGTGCGAAAAAACATCAAAAGATTTTGTTATAAAAGATACAGCTTTTAGCACAGTGACAGTAAATAAAAATTTTAGGACTGCTTCTCATTATGATGCTGGAGATTTAAAAGAGGGTTTTGGTAATTTGGGTGTTTTATCTTTAGGAGAATATGAGGGTTCAATCACAGTAATACCAAAGTATGGTATTGGTTTAGATTTAAAAGATGGAGATTTAGCTTTATTTGATGTTCATGAGTTGCATGGTAATACAGAATTAAAAAAAAAGGGTTGGTATGAAAGAATATCAGTAGTTTGTTATTACAGAGAAAAAATGATTTATTGTGGTAATGCAGAATACGAATTAAACAGAGCAAAGACAAATACAAAAAAAGTAGCAACAGAGGAAGAATTAAGAAAGGGTAATGCTATCCGTAATGAGATTTTGTCATGTGCGGAGTAATTGGTATAAATAGTATTGATTACATTGATCCAAATATAATCAAAAAATTACTTGAACAAACAAGAATACGAGGATTACACGCAACAGGTGTATCTTTTATTTATAATGGTAGGATTTTTTCTGAAATAGTACCAGCACCATCAACAGATTTTAGAGTTCTAGATTTTAAAATAAAAAATTTTATAGCACATTGTAGATACAGCACATCTGATTTACAATATAATCAGCCGATATTTAATGAAAATTTTAGTATTGTGCATAATGGAGTGATTGATCAAAGCGATCCATCTGGTTGGGCAAAAAAATATAATATGAATTTTAGAACAAGAAATGATTCAGAAATTATTTTAAACTCTTGGGAAAAAAATCAACACCCACTATTATTAGATGGATCAATGGCATCAATAATACTTAATCTTACAAATAAAAGTATTAATTTTTTTAGGAATGAACAAAGACCTTTATATTATACTCAAAATGAAACGACTACTATTATAGCGAGTACCTTTGATATTTTAAAAAGATCAGGTCTTACAAATATAATCAAAACAAAACCATGCGTGGATTATATGTTAAAAGATAATAAAATCACAGAAAATATTATTAGAGAATCATTAGAGGATTTACAATGAATATAGATAATTGGTCTTACGGATATGAAATTGAGTGGGGTGATATAGATAGAAGACTTAAGATACCAGAAAATTTAGGTAAATGGGAATATTGTGAAACTGATATAATTAATTTACACGAGCCATATAAACTTATTGCTTGTGATCCTTTAGGTATTGACCCACCATTTGGTGGTGAAATAAATACAGTGCCTACAAAGTCGTGGCAAGATCAAGTTGATAAAATTATGGACTTATATAATTTTTTCATTAAGCATGAAAATAATCCTAGTGTAAATTGTATAAGTCATAGCCATATTCATGTGCATATCCCAGGATTAATAGATAATATTGATCTGTTAAAAAAACTTATGAAATATATTAAAGCTAATCAAGAATTGACGATTACAGCTGGATCTAAATTTGTAAGTCACCCAAATATGAAAAAACTTAAAAATTGCACATTATATACAAAATATGATGGTGGAAGAAGAATGCCTAATTATATGCTTGATAATATTATTAATTTATCAACTGATTTTAAATCTTTTATAAAACAACATTGTACTGGTAAAGATGGTATTTCAATGGGAAGACCTTTTAGGTATGCAATCAATACTTATAGTCTTAAACATAATGAAACTATTGAATTTAGATTTTTTAGGGGAAGTAATAAAAGAAAAGAAATTTTTGATATGTTTAAATTTGTAAATAATTTTTTAATAAGTGCCTTGTCTAATCATAAACCAGTTATAGATATTTTGAAAGAATACAATTATGAGTTTCCTAATTTAAACTTTAGAACAGATCAATGGATTGGATATTTAAAAACTAAATATAATAAAGATAGAGGTCAAAAAAAAAGGACTGGTCTTGTTAAAATTTAAAGTTTGTACAAAACAAAATTTTATTTCAAGTATAAGTACAAATAAAGGTGATAAATTTGCTAATACTTTTGTAGCAAAAGCTAATATGCAAAATCAATGGAGATTTTGTATTGGTTTGTATGATAATGAAAATCTTATGGGTGCAATTATAACTACATATTCTAAACGAGAACCAAAAATTGCAAATTTGCAACTACTACATACCTTTTTTAAATATAGAGGTATGGGTGTAGGTAAAAAATTATGTCAGTTTAGCTTAAATTATGCAATCAAAAATAATTGTTGGTATTATAGAGTTTCAGCAGAACCTGAAGCAGTTCCATTTTATAAAAAAATTGGCTTTACAATGTTAGGTGAACAAAAATCAAAATGTCAGCTATCTATGTTTAGAATTACTAGTAATAATTTTAAAGAAAATGATTATAATATAAACGATCCTATTATCAAAAAAGCAGTTTTTAAAAAAGGCAAGGGTGGTTGTGTCAAAGTTTTTTAAAGATTATAGATTAAAAGAAAATAGAAAAGATGCTTTTTTATACTGGTGTTATTGGTCAATAAAGTACAAAGATTGCGATCCAGCTTTATGGTTATTAAATTATTTATTTAATAGATACGAACATAATATTGAACAAAAATATTGGATTGCTTGGATATATGGCACTACATATCATTTACCTACTGCATGGATTATCTGGAATGAGTTCCCTGATTTTGAGTTAGTTGATATAGACAGATTAAAAGATTGGAACAACAATAATTATAAAAGATTAAGATACCAAACTGATACAAAATACAATAAAGGTTTTTTACCACAACAATTTGAAAGTTATAGAGATTTTATCGGTAATAAATCACAAAGAGATGTTTTTAAAGTATATCAAGGTAAATACAATTTATTGAGGTCTAAAATAATAGAAAATTTTTATAAATTTGGTAGATATTCAACTTGGTTTTATATGCAAACTTTAAAAGATTGTGTAGGATTACAAGTATTACCAAACAATTTAGTTTTATCTGATAAATCAGGTAGTAAATCGCATAGAAATGGACTTTGTTATGCTTTAGGCAAAGATGATTGGGTAAATAAAAATTTATCAAGTGATTGTATTAGTTTTTTAGAGTACGAAGCTAAAGATTTGCAACTTAAACTAGAAAAAAATTATCAAGTTAAAATTGATTTATATCAAATGGAAACTTGTTTATGCTCTTTTAAAAAAATATTTAGAAAATCGAGAGGTAGATATTTAGGTTATTATTTAGATAGACAAGCAGAAGAAATAAAACAAGTAGAAAAAGATAATTGGAATGGTATAGATTGGTCAGTTTTTTGGGATGGAAGAAATGAAACATTAGAAAAAAAATTAAGCGATAGCAAAAATATTAGAAAAAATTTATATAATACATTTTTAGATACTGGAGGGTTTGATTACAAAACAATATGAAATGTGTAGCAATAGGTGGTGAACCAGCAACTGGCAAAACTACTTTAGTAAAAGAAATACTTAAAGATCAACAGATGCAAGATTATAAGTTTGGACTTTTAAGAGGTCATCTTTTGGAATCTTTAAATTTATTAGTACTTGGTATTTATAATAATGATACCTTTTGTGGTACTGATAAATTAAGCATGGCAGTTAATAGCCATTTTTTAAAATTTTTACAAATCACAAAAAGAAATTTTTTATTTGAGGGTGATAGACTTTTCACTAAAAATAATCTTGAATACATTAACAAAATACATGAAACAAAAGTATTGATACTCGAAAACGATAAAAAAACTTTAGATAATAGACATTTATCTAGAAAAGATAATCAGTCTGAAATATTTAAAAAAGGTAGAAAAACAAAGATTTTAAATATTAAAAATCACATATCACACCAATTACATACTTTGTCTAATAAAAATGATACTATCCAGCTTAAAAAAGATATTTTAAAATTTTTTAATTAACTTTTTCTATTTTGGCTCCCATTTTCCATTTGTGTTTTTGATATTTATTACCATTATTATCTATATATTCTATTTGATCCCCAAAAAAGCCATGTCTTTTTAGTTCTATTCCATTATAAAATTCTTTTGGTTCTGGTATTTCTTTAGGAATATTATTTATCTCATCTTCAAATCTTCTTTGGTTTAGCCAAGTTGATACTTGTGCGCAAAATTGTTTATCTGTAATACTTGCTGAATATTTATTATATAATTTTGCGATTTCTTGGGGGTCTTCCTCTCGACACTCTTTGCAATATCTTTGACAAGCTAGTTTTTTAGACCCTTTTTTAAATGTAAGACTACCCCAAAAAGTTTCAAAATCAGCTAATATTATCTTATTAGGAATAGGTGTAGGTATAGGAGTAGGTGCTATAGTTTTGCTTGTGGCTCGATTAGTCAATACATCTACCAAATCATTTTGATTTTGTAATTCCTTTTCTAATGTACCATTTTTTGCTTTAGCTAAACCACCTCTACGACCTGCTTCTGATCTAACCTTATATTTTTCAGTTAAATATGCATATTCTTTTAAGACCTTTTTACTTGTATAACCATTTGCATCAGATTGAAAAAACTCTTTTAATACAAGATCAATAATATCTTTTTCTTCATCTAATCTTGCTTGACAAATTTTATATGCTTCTGGCTGACTAAATGCTTTGCCATGTTTAGTCCAAGCGAAACAAATTAATCTTATATATATTCCAACTGCTTCATTTGTTAAATGCACAGTTTCAGCGATAAAACTATCTGTGAATAATTGCATAGCTGGAAATTTATCTATACTTTGGTTCATGGTTCTCCTTTTTTTTTAGTTATGATATTTTGCTATTACCTTATTTACCTCTTTTTTGATATAATTAAAATCCCCTTTTAAGATAAAATGCGGTGTTTTTAATGTGTCGCTTATACTTTTCCATAATTTTTGACTTTTAGAAACACTACCTCTAGTGGTTTTGATTTCTATATACACTATATAGCCACCTTTAAATTCAAATATTAGATCAGGGCAACCGCTACGCATACCCATCTTTTTTAAAATTGTTTGGTATTTTATAGAACGAATACCTTGATTTGGCACATGAAAAAATCTAAATCTTGGTAGCTTTTTTGATTTTAAATATTCAATTAGTTTTATTTGTATTTGATATTCTTTCATTAGCAAATATGAGCAATCAACATACCTGATTTGTCATACATATACCAACCCTGACTTTTTGGTCCTTGATTCTTATAATTCCAGGTGTGATATGCTATTTCATGCCTTATTTTATCTGCGTATTCTGAACATTGAATAATTATTTCTTCATTACTTTTACCTGTATTTATAAATTCATATTTCCTGTATTCTAGTTCTCCACCAAATGTTAAAACCACCATTATAAGTATATATTTCATTCCCAATCAAAATGATTTCTAAATTTAGTAAATAATGCTTTTCTTATTTTTTTATCTGGACTTTCAGCACATAGAGCAAGTGCTTTTGATATTGGATTAATAGAATATAAATGCCAAAACATTCTTTCATTCATAGAGTGTTGCTCTTGGTGGTGTTCTATACAAAGTGGTACAACAAAACTATCACAAGGTTTTAGACCTATTCCTGCACCAGTGTATCTTATATGGGCGGATTGAACATCAGTTCTACCACATATAGTACAACCATGCTCTGATACAAATTTAAGATGAATCTTACTTCTAATAGGTTTCGTCAATGTCAATACCATAATCTTTTATAACAGAAATATCTCTTAATTTATAGATTATTTCGGTATTGTCATATTCATTTTTTCTTCTTTTTTCAGTGTCTATTATTAAACCTTGTATTTTTAGTTCAGTTGTTCTAGGTCTTACAGATAATAGACTACGATTTGCATTTTTTGCAATTTCTGAGCCAGTTAATCCTTTTGGATATACTTTAGCTAATTCAACTAATACAATTTTACTTATTCTTTTTAGATGTTTATTTATTTTTTCTGCTGACTTAATAGATGTATCAACATTTCTATGTCCTGCTTTGTATGGATATTTATCTTTAAAATCAAAACTATTTTGCATTACTCTCCTTTTCTTTTAGCAAGTGCTGGTACTTTGCATTTACTATGTGTGTGAATTGACAAATCTCTTGGTGGTTTATGGTATTTTCTTGGCTTTGCTTTGATACCAGCTTTTTTCATTTTTTCTCTCCAGTCTTTTATTTCTTCCCATCTTTTTTGTTTAGCTTTTTTTTCAATAACAAAAATATTATCTTCTTCTAACTGACAAACTTCTTCATTTACTAATTCACCATTTTTCCATTTATATCTTGATAAAAGTTTTTTACCAGGATTAGCTTTTTTAAAAGCATTTACTTTTAACAACCTTTCTACTTCTCTTACATCTTTATTTTTTTCATATCTTTCTTTTGCTTTGAGTTTTTTTTGTTGTTCTTTTAATTCAATATCTTTTAATATTTTTTCTCTAATTGATTTTTGTTTATCTTCGTAAGTCATATTTTTTTTAACCTCTGTACAATAGTTATTGGTTCACCATAATGTAATATTTGTTCTGGTTTTGGTACAAAAGAAACCCACATTTTATCTCTTAACTGCCATTCGTTAGATTTAAGATTTTGTTTTGTACGCATATAATCATATTCTTTCCAACCATATTTTTGGTGTGTACCTAAATCTTCAAAAACATTTAAGTAACAAATTGGTTCGATTCTATCTCTATCAGGTTCAGATATATCCATTTGTTGTACATATCTTACTTTTTTTTCTATAGTTTTTTTCATTCTGAATACTCCCATTTAGTTCTAAAATCATATTTAGAATTAAAAATATTAAGTTTTTCAAGTTTTCTAAAAGATTTTAAAACTTTTTTGTAAAACTTATTTGTATTTTTATTAGGAAAGTCATTATCCATTGTATTATTATCATAAATAGTAGTATCAACTAAAAAAGTATCAACAAACTTTTTATATTTGTAAGGCACTTCAATAATTGTATCTACATTAGATAGACCACCTTTAGCCATATCACCACTGGTAGCTTTTAGTTTTAAGTTTTTCATATATTCTCCTTGTTTAGTTATAGGTATTTTTACCCTTTTTTGAGATATAAGTAAATAGTTATTTTTATTAATTTTTATTAGGTTTTATTAGCGTTTTTGAGGGTTGTACTTTATAATGATTATAAACTACATATTATTAGGTATTATTAAAAATTATTAATTTAGGGCTTTACTTCTATCTTAAAAAAAGGCATAAGGAGGGTATAACAAAAAAGGAGAAATAAAATGATACGATTAAATGTAAGAAAAAAAGATAAAGTAGAAGTAAAATCTTTTGTTCAAAAAAAAGATTTATTAAATTACTTAAATACTTTAAATTTTTATGGTGTGGTTGAAGTTTTTTTTAAAGATAAAACTTCTAAAACTATTCAGGAAATACTAGCTGATAAAATATGGGATTTAAATGTTGGTACTTCAGAAGAACATTCAGATTATATATTTGCTATGGCTGGTAAAAGTCGTGCTGGTGATGTAATGTTGGGAGGTCAATAATGAATATATTTGAAATATTACAAAAGACTTACGACAGAAAAATGTTCCCATTTATGACTGCTGGTGAAATTATGCGAATGAAAAAAGTTAAAACCATTCGACAAACAAAACCAAAAGTAAGTATGGGTTCTCATGTTGAAAAGTTTATAAAAGAAAAAAATTTAAGATTGGTGGTAAATAATGTCAAATAAATCTGATCATATAGTT